GTCGGAATTTTATGCACCGCCCCTCGCACCATAAATTAAAATCTAAATTTTTCCACAGCATCAAGTCCTAAGAAAACCCCTGCTCTACTCAATACAATGCCCTTCGCTTCCGTACGAAACTACCTTGCTGAACGCTTATCCCGCGTCAAGCTCGAATGGCAACGCTATCAATCCTCTGGTTGCGATCCTACGCTAACCGAGAAACTTATTCAAGATTCTGATGTCCGTCGACATAATCTTGCTGTATCCGCTCAAAACCGAGATGACGAAGCGCTCAAAATATTGAACGCCGAAATGTCCACTCTTGTAGAAGCATACCGCGATGATTTTCAATCACGACACCAACCTTTTGAACTACACAAACCTTTTTCTGATGGTTTTATCCTCCCAGAAAACCGTGTCCCTCAATCTGGTATCAAATTCGTCCCACATGAATACCACTCTGGTCATATCATTCACGAAAATCCTGAAACTTCTCGTCCGCTAAATCCCGACTACGACACTGATGCCGCTGAATCCTACCTTCCTGGCGATATAGACTATGGCGCTCACATTGATGAACCGCTCCAAGCACTCATCCACCGTAAGTACCCCGTCTACCAACAATATATCGACAAGTACTGCCGTCCCGCTGGCACTACAAATGGTACCTTCCGCGATTTCAACAAAGAACAAAAACCTTCTGCTCCGATCGATTTCGCTCGTAAAGAACACGTCCTACGCCTAGTAGACCACTTCCTCGATGCGACTCCCTTTCTCCCGATCCACTTCGTTGATACCCAATATGCTAAACTACCTCTAGTTACTGGCACCGGCTATCATAACAGGTTTTCCTTCAAACAACGCGCCCACGCAAAATATTCACGTCCCGATCAATATGCTGACCGTCCTACATCCAAAGGCTACTTTTACAACGCCACGTATGAAAACGCTCGCACTTTAGTCCACAAGATTAAAGAAACCGGAATGCCGTTTAACCTTGCCTTCGCTCCTACCGACTCTGACTTAAGTGATGACCAAATCCTTGAGCTAATCCGACACTATGAAGACTTCTTTCTTGACTACCCCACCCTATTATTCACACGCAACCATATCTCACAACGAGAAAGCACCCTTAAAGTGCGCCCCGTTTATGCCGTCGATGATCTTTTTCTGATCATTGAAACCATGCTAACCTTCCCCCTCCTTGTGCAAGCTCGCAAACCCTCCTGCTGCATAATGTATGGCCTCGAAACTGTCCGTGGCTCTAACCGCTACCTTGACCGTGTCGCTCGTCAATACAACTCCTATTTCACAATTGACTGGTCTGGTTATGACCAACACTTACCCCGTGTCATTACCGATGTCTACTACACAGACTTCCTCCGCCGCAAAATTGTAATATCACATGGCTATGCTCCCACTTATGAATATCCCCGCTATCCCGATCTTAATGAACATATTATGTACAAAAAAATGGACAACCTTCTCCATTTTTTGCACTTATGGTACAATAATCTTGTGTATTTATCCGTTGATGGATTCGCCTACTGGCGCCTCTTCGCTGGTGTCCCCTCAGGACTCCTGAACACACAATATCTCGACTCATTCGCTAACATCTTCATCTTAATTGATGGAATGATTGAATTTGGCCTGCACGATGAAGAAATTTACCCTCTTCTTCTTTTTGTCCTTGGTGATGATAACTCTGGCTTCACTCCCTGGAAACTAGAAAATCTCGTCTCCTTCATTACTTTCTTGGAATCTTACGCTCTCCGCCGCTATAACATGGTTTTGTCCAAAACAAAATCAGTCATTACTACGCTACGCTCTAAAATCGAATCCCTCGGTTACCAATGTAATCACGGTTACCCCAAACGTGATATTGGAAAGCTAGTTGCCCAACTGTGTTACCCTGAACACGGAATACGACTGCACACCATGTCCGCTCGCGCAATTGGAATGGTCTACGCCTCCTGTGGCCAAGATCGCCAATTTTATCAGTTCTGCTACGATGTATTCTGTACATATCTTCCTTATTATAAGCAAGATCCTCGAGTTGACCTCGAACTACAATACCGCATCATCGGCGATACTGAGACTCCTCTCCCGTTTGAGACTTCACATCTTGAGTTTCCAACGCTATTGTCAGTCCGTAAACTCTTTGATACATATCAAGGACCTCTTGAGTACGCTCCTAAATGGAACTACGCTCATTTTATCAATGGTCCAGATGTCGTCCCACCCTCTGCGAAAACGATGCATGACTACGAACGAGAACACTCGCTCACACCTCGTCAAGCACCCACTTTCCGCGCTGGTTCCGACTTACCCTTTTGATGTTTTTGTATTTTGACAAATACCCTCATCTTTTATATTTAATATTAAAATAAAAAAAAAAAAAAAAA